CGAGCGGAACTAGGTTCCCTGGTTATCAGAATGGCATCTGTGGCGAGGGGTTGTAGGTATAACCGAGTCCTACCTATTATTGCTTATTTTAAAAGGTGTGCAAGGAAACTTGTATACCTTTTTCCTTTTGTGATAAATACAATGTCTAAGAGAGAACCTCTAAGATGAGGACTTATGCTGTTTAACCCACAGCGTAGACCTAGAACGTCTAACATAAGGAGAAAAAAATGGGAAGACCTATTAATAAAAAGCACATTGGTGATGGAGCAGGTAAAATCCAAGTAACTGCGGTTAAATTCGCGGCTGGTGGAGAAATTACTACTGAGTCACATATTGTGTCACAACGATCAACAAGAAAATTCATCGTTACTGATGGAACTAAAACAGAAACTTGTACACTTGTTAACAAATCAATCGGCGGCTTAGGTGCTAGTGAATTCTGCATCAACGTAACTGACAGTGATGGTGTTACAAAACAAGTTACCAAGTTAATGAACAGAAAAATGCAACTTGAAGGTGCTTCTAACCATAAATGGGCTAGATCATCAACAGGTACATCTGAAGCAATTGAAAAAGTTATTTCAGGTGCTACAGCGGCAAATCCATGTGTTATTACAGCAACTGGACACGGCTTCAGCAACGGAGATAAAGTATCTATCCGTGGCGTAGTTGGAATGGTTGAGCTAAACACTGAAACTGCTTACACAGTAGCTGGTAAGACAACTAACAACTTCCAATTATCGGGTGTTAATAGTTCAGGCTTTACAGCATACGGTTCAGGTGGTGTAGTTACTAAAGCGGCGGCTGAAAGCGGCGGCATTGTAGTTGACGCACAGGCATCGTAAGATAAGATATAAATGTTGTGGGGGCAAGTTCCCCACAACAATTTAAGGAATTATAAATGTCAAAGAATTTAAATGTAAACAGCGGTAATTATACCATAAGAGTAGCAGACGGTAACACTATTACATTAGATACCGGAACTACTGGTACTACTACCCTAACCGGTAACTTGACTGTTTCTGGTACCACTACTACAGTAAATTCTTCTAATCTAGCACTAAAAGATAATATCATAAAAATTAATGATGGCGAAACAGGAAGTGGAATAACATTAAACACAGCTGGATTACAATTTGATAGAGGAACACAACAAGATGCGTTGTTCTTATTTGATGAACAAACATCACATAACGATCCTGTAACACAAACTGTAAGAGCAGGTACTTTTACGTTTAAAGATAACGCAGGTGCCATTAGAGGAATACTTACAAACAGTATAACAACTGGCGGCGGAGATTTATATCTCATAAACAGCGGTACTGGAGTAATCAATGTTAGTGGAACAAACAATTACGAAACACAAGTAACAGCAGATGATGATATTCCAAACAAGAAATATGTAGATGATGCTATTACAACAGGTATTCAAACTATCCAAATTACATCTGTAGCTAGAGGAAACACAGCAGTAAATCTTTTTGATGATAGTTTAGATGACAGCATTAGTGCTATTAGATTTACAGTAGACGGAAACGAAAGAGTCTTAATTAAAAATGATTCTACAGAAATTGAAAATGTTAGTTTTCAAGATAATTTAATTACAACAACATCTAGTGGAGCAGATCTTACTTTGAGTAGTAATGGTAGTCCATTTGTTAAAATTGACGGCTTACTTAGGTTACCTATACAAGACGATAGTTCAGCGGTAACTTATTCACCAACTCATGTTGCTGTATATGCTAAAGATCCTGATAAAGGAAAGACAGGAGTTTGGTACAAAAACAAGTACGATCATGAGGATGAATTGATAAGTACTAATAGATCACTACTTTATAGTATGTTATTTTAAGGAAAGAATATGGCGATTGTAAATAAACAAATAGGTTTAACAGATACAATAATTCATACAGTACCTAATGGAAGCAGACACGCAATTACTACTTTGCTTATCTGTAATAAGGCGGCGGTAGATACAGGAGGATCAAATGATACTTCTGTGGACCTACATCTTATACCAAACGGACAAGCAAAAGGTAATGCTGACCCAAACGCTAACCAAATTTTGAATGATTTGGTAATAGCAGGAGCAGACACTTTTACTTTTGATACTGAAAAAATTGTTCTTGAAGGAGGAGATAAAATTGTTGCTGTAAGTCAATCTCCGGCTAACCTAATTGCTACAGTAAGTTATTTGGAAGTGTAATGAGATTTATTAAAGCACAAAGAACATCTCGAGGAATCAATGCCGATACAAAAGGCTTCAATATTGATGCTTTAGGATTGGCCACAGTTAATACTGACAAAGCAATTATTCCACCCAAAGGTGATCAAAATTCTAGACCTTTTACACCTGTAGAAGGAATGTTAAGATATAACACTGATGTTACAAATTTTGAAGTATATCAAAATAGTGCTTGGAAACCTATTAGATTCAAAGAACCTATTACTATTACACAACAAAACCTAGGTAACGGTAACGGAACAGAAACAACATTTGGCCCGTTAAATTCAGGAGATAGTTTTTATCCTGTACCTATTTCAGAAAATAATATACTAGTTACTATTGAAAACGTTTTTCAATTAGCAACAACAAACTACACTCTAGTACAAAATCCATCTTCAGGACCAGGTGCTCCATATGCCGCAGGTTGGTACCTTGTGTTTGGTACTCCTGTACCTACAGGAAAGCCAGTACAAGTGCTACATAACTTCGACAAGTAATACAATAAATACACTTGTTAATTCGAGGGAAATAATATGGTACAAGTAGCCCGTATAGCTGGTCAGCTTTTACAAGACAACTTACAACGTGAACTTGCCGATTTGGCATTTGACACTGATCTATTGGTTGTAAAAAGAGATAATACTCTTGGAATTAATACAACAACAACTCCTAGAAATTTAACAATTAACGGTACAATGCGTACAGCATCCGGAACATCGGATCCAGATATTATATTTGGTAACAGTTTAAGTGTAGGAAATTTAACATTAGCTACTACGGGTATATCAACACCAAGTGGCAATGTAGAACTAAAATCAACGCATCCATCAGGATATATTAAAACAAACGGAATAGGTAGTTATAACTTTGCTGTTAGAGATGACGGAATTAAAGCATTACAAACCAATGGTGGTGTAGGATTAAGATCAGAAGTTTATGACGGACAAACAGCAGTATGGAATGCCAATGGCAATTATGGAAACTATTGGTACCCAGGTCCAATTAATTCTGCTAGTTCACTACCAAACGATGGCACAAGGTTATACGATATCGCAGACTCTATTAGATTAAGAGGAGCTCCATTTACAGCAGAAGAACTTGAAGTATTTGACTGGGACAATGACGGAGATATTCAAGCTGATGATGTTTTAAAAACTGGCACATTAAATACAGCATATTCTAGTGGAACAGCATTTCCTGCTTCAAGAACACTTGCCGACCATCCTAGACCTGACAAATTAAAAGCATATATAGAATCTGTATTACCTAGAAGTGCTCCTAGAAAATTACAACTTACAACTGGTGGAACACTTACAGTAACAGGTAACGTACATGCTACTGGCAATATTACATACGGTGGTACAAGTATTACTATTGGTGATGATTCAACAGATACAGCTAAATTTTTTAGTGACTTTCATAATGATATAGAACCAGATCAAGATAATGTTTTTCATATAGGAAAAGATGATGACAGTACTGGTGGAGCAAAGAGATTTAGAATTAATGTTAATACGTTGGTTGCTGACACAGTACAAGCGAACGGATTGATTTATCAAGGAATTGAAGTTTCTAAAAACGTTGGACTTATTTTTGTATCTAATGGTAATGGTAAAGATACCAATGAAGGAACAAGTCCAGGAGGACCTTTTGCTACAATCACTAAAGCGTTAAGCATAGCAAATGAAAATTCAATAATTTATATCTATCCTGGAACGTACCAAGAAGCATTTCCAATGACAGTTCCAAGAGGAGTAACGATCCAAGGTGATAATATTAAAAATGTAGAAATTATTCCTACATCTGCTACACAAAGCAATGACTGTTTTAAACTCAATGCTGATGCTACAATAGAAAATATTACAATAAAAGATTTTTATTATGATTCAGGAAATGATAAAGGATACGCTTTTAGACTAGCAGACAATTATACAATAGGTATTATTAATCAAGAAATAGGTAGATCTCCTTACATTAGAAATTGTACAGTGATTACAAAAGGTACTACAACATCCGCATCAGATCCTAGAGGATATGCTAGTGGTGACGCTGGTAGAGGAGCAATGATAGACGGTGGAGTTGTACAACAAACAAGTAGGTCAGCTAGTATGTTATTCCACGCTGTAACCTTTATTACGCCAGGAGTTACAGGACTTGTAGCTAAAAGTGGAGTAAGAGTTGAATGGTTAAACAGCTTTACATATTTTGCTGAAACAGGACTAAAATTAGAACAAGGCTCAGGAAGACTACAAGCTGATAATACAACTGCTTATGGTTGTGAACTTAGAAGTATTGCTAGTGCTAACGTATATGGTAACAAAGGATTAGTAGCAGACGGTGCCGCTAATCTTGCGTATTTGATAAATCATAATTTTGCGTACATAGGAGCAGGAAAAAATGTCACTAATGATAATACACTTACTATACAAGCTAATGAGGTTATTACGACAAATAATGCTAAAGCGTATTACACAACACAAGATCAAAGAGGAAATTATAGAGTAGGAAATAACTTTTTAGTTGACTTAGAAAATGGTAGAACAAGTTTTGATATTGAAAGTATATTTGCTTCTAATTCTACAGTAAGAATAAAAGACGATAACGGAACAGTAACATTGTCACCAGGTCAGATAGCAATGGATAATATATACATCCAAGGAAACACAATCGAAGCTACAAGGTCAGCTTTAGATTTTAATAGTACTGGTACAATTCAATTTCAAGACAATGTAACAATGCCGAGTACTACTATGACAGGTAATTTTACTATAGGTGGATCTTTAAATACAATTGGTAATTCACCAAGCGATACAGTTGACTTTAATACTCCTATTAGCCAAGCATTTATACCAGGAGATACCGAAGGTCAAAAATTAGGTACACCTACAAATAGATGGGCCGAATCAAACACGGTATCTGCTAATATAAACACTATAACAATTGGAACAGGACAGATTAGCACAAATGAAACTAATGCTGATTTAAATTTACAAAGCACAGGTACAGGAAAAATTAAATTTGATAATGTTAGATTCAAAAGCAATATAGTTGATTCAAGCACAGGTGATCTTGTTTTTAAACCAACCACTGAATTAAAGATTGATGCTACAGGTGAACTTAGATTACCAAAAGGAGAAACAGCCCAACGTCCTTCCACACAAGGTGGAGTAAGATTTAACACAAATTTCAACGGCTTTGAAGGAACATCCGTAAGCGGATCTGTTAGCTTACAAGGTATATATGATTCAGACAGAGATACTTATTTAGACTTGTCAAACAATCAATTTAATTTTGTAACAGCAGGACAAACTAATCATACTCTTAACGGAACGTTACTTGAAAGTAAAGGATTTAGTTCAGATCATAAATTATCTATAGATGGAAATGTTGTGTCTACTGATCAACAAGATGGAACATTCCAACTTAAATCTAACGGCACAGGTAAAACAGTTATTGGCGATTTACAATTTCAAGAAAGTAATTTGTTTAACGATTCAAACAGTAATTTTATTTTTAATTTAACAAATAATAACAATCAAGCATATCTAAAATTTGATAATGTTAACGGATTAATTCCTCCATCAGGAAATACTGCCCAACGTCCAACAAGTCCAGAAGTTGGTAATACTAGATATAATCTACAACTAGAAAGAGTAGAAACTTGGAACGGAACTAGCTGGATAAATGCCGCAGGAGAGGTTGAAAGTATACTTTCCGGTGACGTTGAAGAATTAGCCTATTTATTCAACCTTATCTTAGATTAATTACATAATTCACATAAATAAGTATAATGCAACAATAGCAGGCCAAGCTGTTGCAGTACAAACTGTGGTTAGCCGGCAAAGAGCAAATGCTGAGAATCGGGCTAGTGGGACAGGATCCCCGTATTGAGGAGTAGACATGGCAATCGGTCGCATATCCGGTCAGCTCTTGAAGTCAAATCTAACGCGAAATGGCGTAGATTTAGCTTTTGAGACAGACCTTTTATACTTAGATGTAACAAATCGCAGGATCGGCGTAAAGACAACATCACCTCAATATCCATTAGACATTCAAGGCGTAGCAAGAGTTACAGATCTTGAAATTACAAATAACACATTCCAAGTAGGTAATATTACACTTGACGGTTCGTCAAACACAATTTCTACTTCGGCACAAGAATTTAACATCGCAACAGCTGATAATACTATTGTAGGAAATAGAGTATTAGTTGGTGACTTAGAAATTAATAACAACTTCATTGAAAATACAAACACAAACAGCGACTTGTTTATTAGAGCTAACGGTACAGGTACTGTTAATATAATTGGTAATACACAAGTAAATGGTAATTTACATGCTACTGGAAATATTTCAGCAGATGGAAATATTACACTTGGAGATGCTGATACAGATAGTATTTTCCTTAACGCAGATATTGCTAGTGATATTATGCCTGATGCTGACAATACTTATGATATAGGTAAAGCTGGTAAACGTTGGGCAACTGGTAGATTTGCTAACGTGACTACTAACACATTAACAACAAACGATCTTGACTTTGGAAGTATAGACTTAATTTCTGTACCAGGAAATATAATTTATGTTGCGGCAAATGGTAGTGATACTGCTACAGGAACTCATCCGCAAGATCCTGTTTTAACAATTTCGAAAGCATTACAACTTGCTTCACTAGGTGATACAGTATACATTTACCCTGGACAGTTCCAAGAAGCATTTCCTTTAAACGTTCCTTTAGGAGTAACTGTAAGAGGACATAGTTTAAGATCAGTAGAAGTATCTCCTACAAGCGGAACGCAAAGTAATGATGCTTTTGTATTACAAGGTGATTCAGCTGTTGAAGATTTAACGATAAAAGATTTTTATTATAATTCAGGAAATGATACAGGTTACGGTTTTAAATTTGCTAGTAATTTTAGAGTATATTTAAGATCTCCTTATGTGAGAAACGTAACTGTAATTACAAAAGGTACAACTACTTCAAATACAGATCCAAGAGGATTTGCCGCAGGTGACGCAGGAAGAGGTGCGTTAGTAGATGGTAGCGTAGCCAATGCTGATTCAAGAGAAGCTTCTATGTTGTTTCATGCTGTGACTTTTATTACTCCAGGGCAAACAGGATTAAAAATTACAAACGGCTCAAGAGTAGAATGGTTAAACTGTTTTACATACTTTGCTGACAAAGGTATACATATTGTAGACGGTGCGGCAGGGTTAAAAGGTGATGGAAAAACAAAAATAAAATATAGTGGAATAAGTGGATCGGCTCCAGGAGCAGGTAACACTATTACTTTATTCAATGCGGCTGGTACACAGTTAGCAACAGCTACTATAGAATCTGTATCAACTAATGAAGTGATTATCGATGGCAAGCCTACTGGATTTATTACACCTCTAAGTAGAGCAAAGAAAACTATAACAGCAATTGGAAATGCTCAAATAGTTACAACAGGTGCTATTAAGTTTGGCACAGGTATGGGATTACTAGACGGTACTGGAGATAGATTTAGCATTACAACTTCGTCAGACTTTGGGTTTGGAACTGGAGACTTTGATGTTGAATCATGGATTTACATTTCAGATGATACAGGAACAGAAACATTATTCGACTTTAGAGCAGGAAGTGATACAGATAACGGACTACATGTTTACTTTGTTGATAGAAAACCAAAAGTATATATTGGTAACACAGAGATATTAGCACCAAATGTAACTCTTACAAACACAACTTTTTATCATGTAAGTGTAACAAGAGTTGGTACAACAATAAGTTTATTCATAGATGGATTATTACAACAAAATACTACTAACAGTACAGACTTAGGAACTACAAAACCTTTAATTATTGGATCTAAGTTTGATGGTAGCTCAAGTGATTGGCAAGGTAGAGTCGACGATATAAGAATTAGAAAAGGCACAGGGGTAAGTTCAGCGCCTGGCTCAGCTCCAACTGCGGCAAAAGTTGTTGATCAATATACAGTTTTAAAACTAGACTTTGACGGAGATAACGGTAGCCAGTCTATTGTAGATAATGATACATTTATTCAAGATATAAGATTTAATAATGGTGCTACAGCAACAGCATTAACTTTAATTGATCAGTCCGACTTTGGAGGAGAAATTAGATCAATTGCTAGTGCAAGTGTTTACGGAAATTATGGACTATATGGTGACGGACCAGGATGTATTGTTTATGCGATTGGAATGAATTTAGCTTACATTGGTACAGGTAAAGACGTAACAAATGATACAACACAGGTCATACAAGCTAACGAAGTTACAGCATTAAACGGAGCAAACATTTATTTTAGTACAGTTGATCACAAAGGTGACTTTAGAGTTGGAGATTTATTTAGAGTCAATCAGTCAACAGGTGAAGTTACATTTACAAACGCAGAATTTTTATTTAATAATAACCAAGGTATTACTTTTACTGACGGAGTAAACACTACAATTATTGACGGAACTAAAGTAGAATCTGGTGCTATAAGAATTACTGGCAATACAATATCAAGTACAAGTGGTGACATAAATTTAAACAGTTCGTCAGGAACTATCAACTTATTAGACAATGTTGCTATAACAGGAAATTTAGATGTTACTGGAAATGTTTCCGTTGGTGGAAACATAACATTAGGTGACGAAGCTACTGATACAATAGATATCCAAGCTAGAATAGCTAGTGATATTGTACCAAGTGTAGATAATACTTACAAATTAGGAACTAACTTATTAGCTTGGTCCGAATTAAATGTAGGTAAAGTTGTTGTTGACGATATTACAATAGATAACGACACAATCCAATCTACAGGAAGTGATGGAAGTATTAATCTTGTTCCAAACGGATCAGGAAAAGTTGTTATTGATAATTTAAAATTTGATTCTAATATTATTTCTAATGATGGCGGAGATATTGTTTTAGATCCTAGCAGTGAATCTGTACAGATTGACAGTACAGGAGCACTGGTTTTACCTAAAGGAACAACAGCTCAAAGACCAGGATCTGCTATTACTGGAATGATAAGATACAATACAGACACAAACGTCTTTGAAGCATATGACGGACAGTGGACTGAACTAGGTGGTGTATATGACGATGATAGAGATACTTATATTACACCAGAATTAACACCTGGTGCTGATGACGATACAATACGCTTTTATGCTGGTGGATCTGTTGTAGCAGACGTAACAGCTAATAGATTTGATATTAAAAAATTAGAAGTAGATGATATATCTGTCTCAGGAAATACTCTACAAACTATTACAACCAATCAAAACTTGGTTCTGACAGCCAATGGTGGGGGTTATGTATCCATAGAAAACTTCAGTTTTAATGGAAATCAGATAACTAATACTATAGACGGTGCTGTTACTACACTGAAACAGACAGGTACTGGATATTTTAAAATTGACGGTACTGGTGGATTTGTGATACCTGTAGGCACAAACGCTAATAGACATCCAACTCCTGTAACAGGAATGATGAGATATAATAGTGTTGCTGACAGAGTTGAAATATATGACATCGGTGGTAACTGGGTATCAGTTGCTGGTTCAACTGGTGCTGTTTCGTTTAATGATGCGGAGGAAATAGCTATCAAACTTGCTTTGACAATTTAGGATAAAAAGATATGGCAACAAATTTTAGAAATATAGTAGGAAAAGAAATAGGAACGCAGAGGGTAGCGGTATATACTACACCTTCAGCGACTAGTACTACAATTATAGGAATGAATATAGCAAACTTAACTGATTCAATGGTAAGTTGTACACTTGAATTAGGTGATGAAGCAAGTTCAATAGGAACATTAATAAGGAATATGCCCATAGCACCAAACACGGCAATGAAACCAATAGGCAAAGGTGAAAAAATTGTTATGGACGCAAATAATGTTTTATATGTAACCGCTGATCAGACAGCATCAATTGATGTTATCCTCAGCATAGTGGAGATAGTGTAATGGCTGATACATTTTTAGGACAAAGCATTACTGATATGGTTGCCCAACTAGATCAGAGATATTTTTATGGATTAAGAAGGACTGCTGACGGAGAATTATTTATTGCCAAAGTTGATCAACTTCAAGCAAACGACAGTATTACTATTAACAAAGAAGGTGATCCGGCACAAAATTATGAGGATTTCGAACAAGGGCAAGATTTTTACGAAGGAAAAAATGTAAATCATGAAGTGGTATACACAAATCTAAATTATGAACAATTTAGATGGGATAACAGAAATATTAATTATTACGTAGACGATGGTGGTAATCTTGTTGCTAGAATTAACGAAGGGTATACTTACCCTACAGGAGTATAATAAATACATAAAAGGTTGAGAAAATGGCAGATTTTAAGTTAAGTAGAATTAGATTTAATTGGAAGGGTAACTGGTCCGGCGGTGCTGATTATATCGTAGATGATATGATCCATTACAATGGATATACCTATGTAGCACTAAGAACACATACTTCAGCAGATTTTTATAATGATCTAGCAGGAACAGATAAAACACCCGCTCAACCAAAATGGAAAAAACAATCAGAAGGCGTCAGCTGGAAAAAAGATTGGAGTACAAGTACACTTTACTCTGTAGGAAATATTGTAAAATACGGTGCGTCAGTTTATCAATGTACTGAATCACATACTTCATCTGGTACACTAGCATCAGGTACAGACGGACTTGTTGCTGATATAACAAAATGGACATTAGTTGCTGTTTCGTCAGCTGATTGGAAATACAACTGGACAGTAAGCACACTATATAGAATTAATGACCTTGTTAGATACAACGGTAAAGTTTACAAATGTACAGCCCAGCACGTATCTGCTGTAACTATATTACTAGGACTAGAAGCAGACCAAGCTAAATGGACAGTATTATCAGACTCGGATACTTGGAGAGCAACTTGGGCAATTGGAACAAGATATAAAGTTAATGATATTGTTAAGTATGGTGGTATTGTATATAAATGTATCACAGGACATACTTCAGCAGACAATACTGCTTTAGGCCTAGAAGAAGATCAAGCTAAATGGGAAATACAAATTTCCGGAATTGAATACAAAAGTTTATGGACCGGCGAAGTACGTTATAAAGTAAATGACATAGTCAAGCGTGGCGGAAACTTAATGAAATGTATTGTTGGTCATACAGCAACTGCAGGTGATAACGGATTTCAAACAGATTATGCTACAAGTAAGTGGAGCATATATCTTCCAGGAACTGAATACGATAGTGTTTGGGATAATGGTGTTTATTATCAGTCAGGTGACCTAGTTCTTTATGGCGGATATATTTACAAAGCAGTAACTTTTAACACAAATAAACCACCAAGCCAATACACTGGTGACTGGAACTTAACTTTTGAAGGATACAAATTTAGAGGTGACTGGAACCTAGCAGGATCAGAAGATAGTGCTGATATTAATTACTTAACTGGTGATATTGTTAGACTTACAGGTACTTTATATATTGCTATTCAAGACAGCACAAACTTACAACCAGACCAGTGGCCAACATATTGGGAAAAACTTGTAGATGGTAGAAACTTTAGAAACTTCTGGGAAGATAACACAGAATATTATCAAGGCGATATTGTAACTTGGGCTGGTACAGCGTATGTTTCACTCAAATATCATCGTTCAACTGAATCAGCATCTAGACCAGATCTTGATGTAGAACAACCAGATAACGATTACTGGAAGTTAATGATTCTAGGTAATAGAACAAACAAACTTGCGAGAAAAGGTGATCTTAAGACATTTGAAGATCAAGATTCTACAGCAATTGACACACAAAGATTAGCTATTGGGCAAGACGGTGCCGCTTTAATTTCAACAGGTACAATGCCTGCTTGGGACTTAATTGATTTAGCAAACAATGTTTATTATGTATCTACTGATGGAATAGATGATCCAGATAGAGGTGGAACATTAAACGCACCATTTAGAACAGTGAGATACGCTACACAATATCTATTTTTAGACGAAGTGAATAGAGTAGGCACTGGAGCAACTATATCAGTTGCGGCAGGAGATTACAAAGAAGTACTGCCAATTAGCTTACCAGCAAAGGTAGCGTTAGTTGGAGCAGAACTAAGATCAACAAGTATTAGTCCAGCCCTTAACGGAATAGATGTTGTTTTAGGACCAAGAAATGCTAAAGGCGAACAGACAGCTTTAACAATTCCTACATTGAACGAAAGAAACGATATGTTCTATGTAAGAAATAGTTGTGGTATAAGAAGACTTACTTTAAGAGGATTGACTGGCGTATTAAGTGTAGCAAATACTTACGGAACAAAACGCCCATCAGGTGGAGCATTTGTTTCTTTAGATCCAGGTACAGGTTCTTCAGATACTGATGTTTGGATTGCTAGTAAGTCAAAAGCATACTATACACCTTCTACTGCTACATACAATCCAGCAGACGGTGTGTTTACAATGACATTACCTACACAACAATATACTGTTACAGATGCTACATATGATCCAAAGTCAGGAGTAATGGTAGCTACAATAGGAAATCACACACTAGACGTAGGAGAAACAATTAGAATAGCTACAGAAAGTGTTTCATTTACATGTTCTAAAGACAATTATACTTCAGTTCATGCTTATCCAAGAATAAGTGATCCAGCGGCTGGAGCAGACATAAGAATATTTGATAAATCTGCTACAACTATTTCAGTAAATGTTGGTAAGAGTAAAGATACAGATCAATATACACATAAATTTTCAAGTGCTACTAACAACGGTATAACTTGGAATCATAATTTAAAAGTTGGTAATTCAATAGCGATTGCCGGCAATGCTTTTACTTTTACTTGTACAATGGACGGAAACACAGCACAGAAAACATATCCAAGAGTAACAGACCCTGCTTACAATCAAAAATTAGCAATTACAGCGGTAACAACTACATCGTTCACAGTGAATGTAGGAAAGTCTAGTGCTAGTGATCAATATGCTCATACTTTTGTATCAGTTAATCCAGAATCAGTTAGCTTTGAAAGAATATCTGCGGGACGTTCACCTTACATTCAAGGTGTAACAACTATTGGAGATAATTGTGTTGGAATGAAAATTGACGGAGCATTACATAACGGCGGAAACAGATCAATCGTTGCTAACGACTTTACACAGGTATTAAGTGATGGAATTGGATACTGGGCAACAAATCTAGGACGTTCAGAGCTAGTGTCTGTGTTTACATATTACGCACACATAGGTTACCTTGCTGAAAACGGCGGAATAATGAGAGCTACAAACGGAAACAACTCTTACGGAGACTTTGGTTCAGTAGCAGAAGGATTTGATGCTAACGAAACACCACAAACTGCGACAGTAAACAACAGGGCAACGGAAGCACAAGTTGATAATATCTTTACAGATGGTTCACAAGTACTTGCCTTAGAATATACTAACGCAGGAGAAACATATAGCAACGCAACAGCGGCATTTACACAAGTTGCTGGAACAGGATTATCTGTATATTGGGAAGAATTTAGACAAGGAGCTGTTAACAAGATTGAATTAGAACTACCTGATGATAGTACAAACATTGGTGGTAGAGGATTTCAATTTGCTACAAACAATGCCCAAGCAGGAGATTTAACAAGTATTACATTATCTGCTTCAGAGTCAAGAACAGCATCGCAAATAAACGGTTCAAGAATAGTTATTACAGAAGGTCCAGGAGGCGGACAATATGGTTATATTGTAAATTATAATGCGTCAACAAAAGTAGCACAGGTTTATAAAGACAGTACAGGTACACCAGGATTTGATAATTTACTTGCTGGTAAAGTTAATGCTACAGCATTAGGAGCAACAACAGTATATGCTATAGAACCAAGAGTGACTGTGTCAGCACCAACATTTACTGTTTCAAACAACAGTATTCAAGCAGGTGCTCCAGACGTAGGTTACAGTGATACTTTAGGACTTTGGTATTACGGAATAACTGGTACTGATGATTTTTATACATCAGCAGATGGAAGTGTTTGGACACAAAGACCAACATCGGGTAGTAATATTACAGCAAAAAATTACACAGCATTTTCTAAGTCAGGTCCAATATTAGCGGCCGTGGCAAATGCTACCAATCAATTAGTATTTTCAAATGATGGAGCAACATTTGATACTTCAACATTACCAGCAACAAACAATTGGTCAAGAGTACAAATAGGCGGACTTAATGATGATGTAATTATGGCGACTGGAAATAACAATTCAGATATTTACGTTGGATCATTAGTTACAGCAAGTGATAGTACTGTCGTAACAGGAACTTGGTCAACCAAAGCACTTGGAACAGGAAATAAAAATTGGGTAGGATTGGCTTACGGAGCAGGCAAATGGATTGCTATTGCTACTGACGGAACAACAGTTACATCAGCTGATAACGGAGTATCATGGAGTTCAGGAACAGCAGTAACACCAGGTGGATCAGAAGAATATACTGATTTAGTTTTTGGTAATAATGCTTGGGTAGCATCTATGAAAAATTCAGATAGAGTTATATACAGCGCCGACGGATCAAACTGGTACGATGCGGCATTACTAGGAGACTCTACAGCTAACGCATGGAAAGTTGGTTACACTCAAGGAGCTTTTGTTTGTGTAAATGAAAATGGAAATGCTTTAGAATCAGGTGACGCACATAACTGGAATGTCATTACAACAGTAAACAATTTGACAGCTATAGTAGGTGGCGTTGCTTCTAATACTCCGACTTGGATAGGTGTAAGACAAAGCACAGGCACAGGAAATATTATTACGGGTGGTAAGAAAGCATTCGCAAGAGCTGTAGTTGCTACAAATAAAATTAGTCAGTTCTTACTATATGAAGTAGGTAGTGGATATGATACTTCAAGTCCTCCTACAGTAACAGTTTATGATCCAGAAGAAACAGGAGAACCTTATTATACAGTTACAGTAAGAAATGGCGTTATAGGACAACCTACTTTTTACAATAGAGGAACTGGATATGCGACAGCAGTTATAGCAATCACTGGTAACGGTTATGCTGAAGCAAAACAAACAGGAAATTCAATGGTAATTACTGGAATAGATCTTGTTCCAGGACCAGGAGCAAACGTTGTGTTTACAGGAGATGCGACAGTTTACAGATTAGTTAAAGTAACTAAGACAGAAGGATCTGCTCCTAATAGACAAATTACATTCCAAATATCTCCAATACTTACAAGAGCAACAGCACCATTACATGGTGTAACAGCTACTATAAGAGAAAGATATTCACAATGTAGATTAACAGGACACGACTTCCTAGATATTGGTACAGGTAACTTTGCTAATACAAATTATCCAGCACTTTATATCGCTGGACAAACCAGTGTAAACGAAACTGAACAAGCAAATGAAGTACGTGAAGCCAATGGTGGTAGGGTGTTCTACACAAGTACAGACCAAGATGGTAACTATAGGGTAGGTGAACTATTTAAAGTTTCACAGGCACAAGGTGGTGTGACTCTAAGTGCTGACTTCTTTAACTTGGAAGGTTTAGACGAAATTAGATTAGGTGGTATTAGTGTAGGTGGTACACAAGCTGTTATTAGAGAATTTTCTACAGAAACTACTTTTGTAGCAAATAGTAACAATATTATACCAACAGAAAAAGCACTGAAATCATATATTGAGAATAGATTTACAGGAGGTGGATCTAATCTGTTTACAAACGCACTTACAGCGGGACAGATTAAGCTAGAATCAAGGACTATATCCAACACAGCTGGATCAAATAATCCAAATGCGATGGCAACAATTTCACCTAACTTTGAAATTAGGGGGTCGTTAGGCGGAGGACTAGCGGCACTTAATATGTTCTTTTCATCAAGAACTGAAAGAGATGACTTTAACGGATAATGATAAATATGTATAATACCAAGAACGGAGCAAAAAATGGCAGAATTTAAACTAGGTAGAATTAGATTTATCTGGAAAGACAACTGGGTAGCTTCTACTGCATATCTAAAAGATGACGTAATTAGATATGGTGGAAGAACTTATGTTTGTGTTACTGGACATACAGCAGGTTCTAATTTCTACACTGATATATCAAACTGGAACAATTTCAGTGACGGTACTCAATGGAAAAGTGATTGGAGTGCGGCAACATTTTACAAAATTAATGACATCGTAAGATACGGTGGTATCATTTACATTTGTAACAGTGGACACACAGCACAATCAACACTAGAAGCTGATCAATCAAAATGGGATCAGTTTGCTACATCAATTGACTGGAAAGATAATTGGGTAGCTGGAACAGTTTATAAAGCAAACGACTTGGTAAAATATGGTGGAAACATTTACATTTGTAACACTGGTCATACTGCCGCGGCCACTAATGCACTTGGACTTGAAGCTGATATTTTAAAATGGGACCTATTCTCCGAAGGTCAAGATTGGAAACAGAACTGGGCTATAAACACAAGATATAAAATTAACGATATTGTAAAATATGGTGGAACTTTATATGTTTGTAATACAGGACATACTTCAAATGCATCTGCGGCAAGCGGACTTGAAGCCGATCAAGCAAAATGGGATTATTTAAATAAAGGAATTGAATATTTAGGTGAGTGGGCAAATAGTTATAGATACAAAATTAATGATGTTGTATTATATGGTGCTACTCTTTGGATTTGTACAACACAACATACTTCAGTTGTTACAAATGCAGATTCACAACTAGGTACACTTCAAGCAGATATTACAAACTGGGAAAAATTTGTTCCTGGATTGGAATTTGAAAATACATGGCAAGGTGATGAAAGATATCAACCAGGTGACTTTGTAACTTATGGTGGTAATCAATACGTAGCAAATCAAAATGTATACGGTGATGTTCCTCCAGCAAGTGCTAAATGGGATCTTGTAACATCAGGATTTAATTTAAGAGGCGACTGGGGAGATGACTCAACAAACCAAGAATACAAAGTTGGTGATGTTGTAAGACTAGGTGGTTATACTTATCTTGCTACAGCTAACAGTACAGGACAACGTCCACCCAACGCAACTTATTGGTCAAGATTAAACCAAGGTATTGAGTGGAAAAATACTTGGACTACAGCTACATTATATGATTTAGGTGATGCTGTCCGTTACGGATTAATCAGTTATGTTTGTGTACAAGCACATACTTCTGATACAGCAAAAAGACCAGACAACGACTCAGCAGGTGCTTTTTGGAATAACCTAGCGTCAGGTGCTGAGGAAAGCACAATTACAACACAAGGTGACTTATTATACTTTGGTGGATCAGGTCCAACTAGATTACCAATTGGAGCAGACGGTCAAGTATTAAGTGTATCAAGCGGTGGCATTCCAGAGTGGAAAGACTTTGGTGCTGTACCAGATGTATTTTATGTTTCAACAGGAGTTGGTACAGATAATCCTACTCCAACAAACGGAACTACATTAGATAGACCTTGGAAAACAATTAGATACGCATGTGATCAAATTGAAAAAGGTGCTAAGAATCCTAATGCTGTAGGATTGCTAGAAAAGAATAGAATGTTTATAGCATACGAAACTGCTAAATGGGCTAAGAGACAAATTATTACTCAAACAAGTCCGTTCTTTATTGGATTTGCTTTTGATGAAGCCAAGTTCCAAAGACTAGCAGGATTTGCTTTAGATGCGATAACAGTTGATTTAAGAAGAGGCGGAAACGTAGAAACACGTAGAGCCGGACAGGCAATGAAAGACAACATAAGTGGCGATTTCTTTGATACAGGATCAGAAACACAAAACGTTGCGGCATTGAATCATGTTATTTCTTTATGTAGTGATGTTATTACAAGTGCTACACCATCCGCTGATTATCAAGCATTAGATGGAATAGCAGAAGCTGATAGATATTTACAAACAAAAGATGCTACATTGACTGCAGAGTCAACTGCTTTATCTACATTAACAACAAATATGGCAGTAATTACTAGTTCTATTACACTTGGAGCAGGTTATGCTCTTCCAACGGAAGTAAAACTACACAAAGTATTACTTGTAAAAACAGGTACTTACAAAGAAGTTCTTCCAATTAGGGTTCCAGAAAGAGTTGCTATAGTTGGAGACGAATTACGTTCAACTAGAGTAGAACCAGCAGGACAATTAACTAATTCGGGTGATACTACGTATTCATTAGCTGGTATTCTTCATATGAAGAGTATACTAGATGATATCATTGAAGGTACTGCTATTACACGTCAAACAGGAAATACACTTACACAAGATGTATCAAAACCAAATAGTACTTCAGCTGTATCAACTATTGTAACAGAATTATCACAAGAATTATATGATAAAATTGATTATGAAGTAAACGGTGCGTCAGGTGATTCTACTGCTCCTACTATTAGAGGATCAAATACAAGAGTAGATGACCAAGATAAATTTGCTGGTGTAAGAGCTATAATGATGAATAAAGATTTTATAGCAAGAGATGTTACAAAATATATTGCTGTAAACTATCCTTCATATACTTTTGATACTGCTCAATGTGAGTCAGATGTTAAAAACTACTTGGATGGATTTATATTTGATTTAACATTTAGTTACAGCGAAGCTTCAAACTACGCTACAATCTATAACGGATTATATTATGGAAACAGCGTAAATGGATCTTTATTGGAAAACATGTATCTATTAAGAGATGCTACAGGTATTAGAAACCAAACACTAGGTGGATTAAGCGGAACATTAGGATCAGCAAACGCATATGGAACTAAACGTCCAACAGCAGGAGCATATTGTTCATTAGATCCAGGATGGGGACCAGACGATACAAGAGTTTGGATTCAAACAAGATCTCCATATGTACAAGGTGTAACAAACTTTGGTACAGCATGTATTGGATTAAAGATTGATGGTGATTTACATAATGGTGGTAACGATTCAATTGTTGCTAACGACTTTACACAGGTGTTAAGTGATGGTATCGGAGCTTGGGTTACAAACTTAGGTAGAGCAGAACTTGTTTCTGTGTTCTCATACTATGGACACATTGGTTATCTATCAGAAAACGGCGGTAAGATACGTGGTACTAACGGAAACTGTTCATACGGTGACTTTGGTGCTGTATCAGAAGGCGTTGACGGAAGTGAAACTCCAATTACAGGTGGTGTGAATAATAGAAGACTTGAAGCACAAGTTGGTAGAGCTTTAACTGATGGAAGTGCTATTATACATTTTGAATACACTAACGCAGGTAACAACTATACCAATGCTACTTACACAATCAGTGGTGCTGGATATGGTGCTGTTATAGCAAATGCTAACGCTGTAAACAATGGTATATTTGAAGTCAGACTTAGAAATCCAGACGATGGATCTACTTATAATACAACAGATGTTGATAACGACGGTTCATTAAATGATCCGGATGTTATTGGTGGTAGAGGTTATGTATCAAGTGAGAATACAGCACAGGGCGGTAACGCAACAACTATTATCCTTTCAAACACTGAAACAGCTAACACATCTAAATATGTTGGCATGAGAGTTGTAATTACAGCGGGAACTGGTGCTGGACAATACGCACAAATTACTGCATACAATCCAGGAACGAAAGTTGCCAACGTTGCTAAAGAATCAGATGGAACAGCTGGATGGGATACATGGCACTATTCAAATGGTATTCAATCTACTTTAGATGCTACAACAACTTATTCAATAGAGCCAAGATGTATAATTTCCGGCGGTGGAGGAACTGGAGCTCAGGTTAGAGCACAAGTTTCCAACGGTAGAATTACACAGTTTTATATTGTAAATCCAGGAAGCGGATATACAAGTGGTCCATCAATGTTAATTGTTGATAACAATGAAACTATTGAAGCACCATTTGAAATTAGAATTGGTAACGGAGTATTAACACAACCTACATGGACTAGTAGAGGTATTGACTTTGAAACAGCAGGTGCTACCTTAGTAGGTGACGGTTATGGAGATATATTCCAATCCAAGAACTTCTTAAATGTATACGGAATGACTGATCAACCAGAAGAAGGTTCAAATCTTGTGTTAGACGGAGATAGCAGATTCTTCAAGGTAGTGTTTGTAAGAGAACTTACTGGAAGTGCTGGAAACTACTCCGCAAACTTACAAGTTTCACCAAACTTAGGTGTAGAAAAAGCACCTATACATGGCACAAACATCAGTATAAGAAAACGTTTTAGTCAGGTTAGATTAACAGGACACGACTTCCTAGACATTGGTACAGGTAACTTTGCTAGTACCAACTATCCAGGAACACCTGCTACGCCTAATGACGCAAACGACGAAGTTAAAGAGTTTGGCGGAGGAAGAGTATTTTACACTTCAACTGACCAAGATGGTAACTTTAGAGTAGGAAGATTGTTCAACGTTGAACAGTCAACTGGTTCTGCGAGTTTGAACACAAGTGCGTTTAGTTTAGCAGGACTACAAGAACTTTCATTAGGAGCTGTGGGTCTTGGTGAAAGTGGAGCAACTATTAACGAATTTAGTACAGACGGTACGTTTAGTGCTAATTCTAACAGCGTTGTTCCGACTCAGGCGGCTATTATAACTTACATCAATTCACAAATTGGTGGAGGTTCAAGTAGTCTAAACGTTAACGCAGTTACAGCTGGTAAAATAAATATCACTGGAAACACGATTGGTACAACTGACAATTCGCAGATTACTGTCACTACTGGAATGAATTTCAACGGTGGTGTATTAGGATCTCCGGTTGCCATGTCGTACTTTTTAACAAGTAAAACATAATGGCTAAATATAGAAAAGAGGAGTAATAAATGGCAACAGGAGTATTAGGATCAAACGATTTATCAGCCGCAACTGATACAAGCGTTTACACGGTTCCGGCAGATACTTACAGCGTGGTAACTGTATCGTTTTGTAATAGAGGTGCTTCAACAGCTAGTATTAGATTAGCTGTAGCAGGCTCTGGTACACCAACGGCGGCAGAATATCTAGAATACGATGTATCTCTAGGACCAAACGGTGTATTAGAAAGAACTGGTATTGTGGCACAGGCTACTAAAATAATTGTTGCTCGATCATCAGCTACCAGCGTAAGTTGTGTAGTAATGGGTATCGAGACAGCTATACCGGCTACATAAGGATAGGAAAGAAAATGGGAAGACGAATTTCACTAGGTTCACCAGGTTTAACTATACCTTTTGGGAACACGGCACAAAGGACATCAAACGCGGGAGCAGGTTCTATAAGATATAACACACAAGTAAATGTGTTAGAACTTTATAACGGAACAAACTGGATTCCTGTGGGTGTTTTAAATGCTAAAACAGTCACAACTACGTATACAGCGGCATCTGGAGAACAGTTGTTTGTTGATACTAATGGTGGAGGCTTTACTATTAACCTACCTGCTGGACCAGCAGTAGGAGATGTTGTTAGATTTTTCGATCTAAGAAAAACATTTGATAGTAATAACTTAACTATTGGTAGAAACGGCAAACCAATTCAAGGTGATGCGAGTAACATGACTGTTAACTCAGAAGGCGCGGCGTTCGACCTCGTATACTCAGGTGATAGTTACGGTTGGCGTATCCTAACTGTATAATATTATTGGAGAGAGAACCAAATGGCAAGTTACGCAAGTTATAAGAAGGTTACATCAGAAGGCATACCAAACGGTGCCATTACTAGGAGTAAATTACAGCCTGGTGCGGGTGCTTGTAGGAAAGTGCAATACATTTACAACGAACGTGGATTACGTTGCCACATGTGTGCGAGACAAAGTGGTTGTTGTGAACAAGCAAATGGTAAATGCTGTTATTGGTGCGTTCCTAGTAACGTATACAAAGTAACTTTTGAAATATGGAGTGGCGGAGGCGGAGGCCCCGGACACACCTGTTGTAATAACTGTTCATTTGCTATTGGCGGATCAGGTGGAAATTACGCATTAAAGACTATTGACACAAACCCAGGATGTCAATATACTGTATGTGCTGGCGGAAGTTGGCCATGTGGTAAATCACATACATGCGGAGCAGGTATGGGATGTCGTTCATATGTAAACGGTCACAATCTAAGTAACTTTTGTGTTACAGGAGCATGTGGCGGTTGGATGTGTAATGGTGACGCATGGGGTCAAAGACATATGACTCACAGTTGTGCTAACTGTTTAATATGCGGAGTCTTTGGAGCAGATTTTGGTGGAATGGGAGCTACTGGAAGAAAAGCTGGAACTACTACTTGTAGATGTCATGGACAAACAGGTTATAGTGGTGAAGCATTTGGAATGGGTGTAATAGGCGGAACAGCAACTAATGAAGCATGGTGCTCATGTGGTTGTCACATTGTTTGGCCTGCTGGTGGAGGTATGCCAGGCACTTCTAGTTATTGTAATAACTGGGCAAAATGCTGTGCTGGTGGTTCTGGACAAGGTGGATCAGGAATTGTTAAAATAACATTCGTGTAAGGAAAAATAATTATGGCAACATACGCAAGTTACAAAACATTAACAGCAGAAAATTTTACTGATAACAGTATATCTGCCAGTAAACTTGGTGCAGGAGCAGGACACAAATACTGTACTAAATGGATTTATAACGAACGTGGCCTAAGATGTCACGCTTGTTCTGATGCTGGTGACTGTTGCGAACAAGCTAACGGAAAATGTTGTTACTGGTGCGTACCAACCGGAGCAAGTAAAGTAACTTTTGAAATATGGTCAGGTGGTGGAGCAGGTGGTGGAAATACCTGTTGTAACAACTGTTCTCACTCAGCAGGAGGATCAGGAGGAAGCTATGCTATAAAAACTATTAGTAGCTGTCCTGGTTGTCAGTATACTGTTTGTGCTGGTGGAACATGGCCTTGTTCTAAATCACATACTTGTGGCCCAGGAATGGGTTGTAGAAGTTACGTTAACGGACATAATTTATCAAACTTTTGTGTAACAGGTGGATGCTCAGGTTGGATGTGTAACGGAGATGCGTGGGGACCACGACATACACAGACTTGTGCTAACTGCTTAATATGCGGAGTTTTTGGAGCAGACTTTGGAATAATGGGTTCAACTGGAGTATCAGGCGGACACGGTGCTTGTCAATGTAAATCAGCTGACTGGATGCAGTCAGGTGTAGCACCATTCGTTGGAAGAACAATGACACACTCACACGCAGAAGCATGGTGTGGTTGTGCTTGTTATGTAAATTGGCCAGCAGGCGGCGGAGCATCAGGAACAAGTTCATATTGTAATAACTGGGCAAAGTGCTGTGCTGGTGGAAACATGGGAGGATCGGGATTAGTAAAAATCACGTTCGCATAAGGATATAAAATGGCAACATACGCAAGTTATAAAAAAGTACCAGGTGACAGTATAGCAGACGGATCAATTACCGGCGATGATATCGCACACGGAAACGGTAATAATTACGGAGTACAATGGATCTACAATGAACGTGGATTACAATGTCATCAATGTGCTAGACAATCAGGATGTTGTCAACAAGCAAATGGTAAGTGTTGTTACTGGTGTGTGCCAGATGGTGCTTCAACAGTAACGTTTGAAATATGGTCAGGCGGCGGTGGCGGCCCAGGTCATACTTGCTGTAATAACTGTTCATTTTCAATTGGTGGAGCAGGCGGAAATTACGCATCAAAAACAATAGCAACTACACCAGGGTGTCAATATACAGTATGCGCCGGTGGAAGTTGGCCTTGCGGTAAAGCACATACTTGTGGAGCAAGTATGGGATGTCGTTCATATGTAAACGGCTATAACCTAAGTAACTTCTGTACAGAAGGAGCATGTGGTGGCTGGATGTGTAACGGAGATGCTTGGGGACCAAGACATACTCACTTTGCTTGTGAAAACTGTAGAATTTGTGGTATGTTTGGAAACGATTTTGGTATGATGGGATCCACAGGTTGGAACGTAGGACACGGTGGTTGCCACTGTAACTATACATATTCCGGTTCAGGACAAACACCTTTAATTGGAAAAATGAACGTATCAGTAACCAACGTAGCCTGGTGTAACTGTGGTTGTCATATTGAATGGCCAGCTGGCGGTGGTATGCCAGGTGTTAGTTCATACTGTGATAATTGGGCTAAATGTTGTGCTGGTGGCTCTGGACAGGGCGGATCCGGGGTTGTTAGAATAACTTTTATGTAAAATGATAAATACTTGTAGGAGCAAAACGCAATGAGAAGAATAGAAAAAACATTTACTTACCCTGTTTGGGACGCATGGAGATCAAACAGCTTTGCTAAAGGTTTAACTGGAACACATACTTATAAAGGTCCAGAATTTTTAACTTTAGAAGTAAACAGTGACAAAACTAGTGAAGATTATGGTAAAGAATCTGGCTGGTGTTTAACGCTTAAAACAGAATTTGAAAGACCTACTGGTGCTGATATTATGAGAGTCACCGTAGATTGTAAAGAAAATCCATTGCTTTGTGAAATTGCTAACGACGAAGGACGTGAAGACTTAGTTGATATGCGTCGTGGTAGAAAATGGGAAGTACTTTGGGACGCTCCAGACGGTTACCCAGATGTAGAACATACTACTCAAGTAGAACCAAGAGATATCTATGATGAATGGAACATTACCTATGACATTGAGAACGATAAATGGAATATACCAGCACACGATTGGGAAGCAACAGGTGTTAATAAATCAATTACTTGGAACGATGTTAGAGACGTTAGAGATGCTCACTTACACGAAACTGACGCTAAGGTAGGACAAACAGATGCTCCTGCCGCATTACAAAAAGAGTGGACAGATTACAGACAAAAATTAAGAGATCTTCCAGCTGTAATGACAGCAAAAGGTTATGAACCTTGGCAAGCGGTGATGATGTTTCCTTCATATCCTAAAGATATGCGTGATCCGGAAGCGTCTTCAGATCCAAACGATCCATACAGAGATGGTGCTTATTCCATTGATGTTGAAGTACACGCACTAAGAACAGCTGGTAAAAAAGGCTAACCACTTTTACTTTCAGTAACCACTAAAACTCTATAAATATTTCTGTACAAGGAAATATTGGAGTTTAATTTGTCTCGAAAAAAAGCATATTTTATGAACGGTGGAGCAGGCCGTGTTATAGCGTCTATTCCTGCTTTTGAAAAGTTATACGAAAAAGATCAAGATTTTATCATTGTTTGTGAAGGAGGTATGGACTTTTATAAGGGGCATCCTAAATTACACGAACTAGCATACGATCATTGGCATAAAAATTTATTCAAAGATTATATTAAAGATAGAGATTGTATAACACCTGAACCTTATAGAGTTTGGGAATACTACAATCAAAAATGTAGCTTATCACAAGCGTTTGATATTGCTATCAATAACGAAGGTGTAAGAGATTTACCTGATCCGACTATCCATATGAACAAGCACGAACTTGTACAAGGATATAAAGTTGTGGAAGAGATTAAAGCAGTCACTGGTAAAGATAAAATAGTAATATTCCAACCATTTGGCCGCACAGCTGAAAACATGGGAGACTTTGTAATTGATGGAACATCAAGAAGTTTTCATTTAAATGATGTTATTAAAATATGTAAAGACTTAAGAGACGATTATGCTGTAATTGTTATGAGTGAATTTCCAATTACTATAGAAGAAAATCCAAAAGTTCCAATAGCAGTACCACAAATTCCAGATGTAAGAGTTTGGTCAAGTGTTATCCAGATAGCAGATCATTTCTTAGGTTGTGATAGTTTAGGACAACACATGGCAAAAGCATTAGGAACTACGTGTACTAGTGTTATTGGAAGCACGTATCCTATTAATATTTCTTATCCTAATTCAGAAGATTTTGATATTATTGACTTAGGCGAAGGAAAAAGAAAATTTAGCCCAATAAGATTATCAATGGAAGATGAAATTGAAAGGTATAACGACGAAGTTATGGAGTTGACTGATGAAAGTTTTAAAAAAATTATATCAAGTGTGCGTAAACGTCTTGGTAAGCCTAGGGCTTATACGGGAACCTATAAACCGGACCAAGGACAAGGAGAAGTTTGCCCGACGCATGGGGTCGTTCACAATGATGGAGTAACACATGCTAAACCACAAGCACAGATCTTAGGGAGAACTGGACAATGACACAGTGGATCGGAGCAATTACAAGAGGACATAATGGTGGAGCAGTTCTACTAAAGGATGGACAGATTGTTTTTGCCATAGAAGAAGAAAGATTATCAAGAAAAAAATACGACGGCGGCCCTTTTGCCGCTATGCTAAAATTTAAAGAGTTTACTGACAAGTTAGATTATTTGGTTGTAGCACATACACAGCCATTAGAAGACTCTAGTAGAGTAGACTTTAGTGGAGGTGATATCTATACAGGACTAGCAAGAAAACTAGGACTAATTGACGGTAAAGATTCAGCTTATGATCAAAAGTCTCAGCATAGACAAGTAATAGATTTAAGTCATATTCACCACAAGTTACATGCGGCCTGTTCTTTTTATAGATCAGGTTTTGATTCAGCAACAGCAGTAATTGTTGACGGAGCAGGTACTTTTATTCCAATGAACATAAATTCAGGAAATTTTAACGAAGAGTTTATGACATGGGAATGTGAAAGTTTGTTTTCTTGTGCCTATCCCGATGATTTTAAAACTTTATATAAACATCAAGGAGGAAACGGTCCTTATCCTGGTACATATATTACACAAATACCTAGTGATAGAGAAGGTGAAGAAGGATTTCATGAATTAGTATTAGATGACTCTGCTGGAATAACAAAAGCATACGAAGCTGTTACACAATATTGTGGATTTCAACCTATAGAAGCTGGCAAGACAATGGGACTAGCTCCTTATGGAAAACCAAACAGTAAAATTCCAGCACTTTATACAGATGGCTCAGGAGGAAAATGGAGAACAGCAGACAGAAATGTCATTATTCCAACTTATCCTAATGCGGCTTTAGTAAATGACGGGAAGTATGAATACTTACATACATCTTTTGATTTACAAAACAGTAAAGTAGACCTTACTACATTAGAAAATAGAAGAGATCTTGCTTATGCTGTACAAGAACAATCACAAGAAGAGGTTTTAAAATTAATATTCAAAGCAGTAGAGATGACTGGTAATAAAAATGTTGTTTTAAGTGGAGGATATGCTTTGAATTGTGTGGCAAACTATTGGTATTTAGATAAACTTAATAAAGAAGGAATTAACCTGTATGTTGAACCTGTGTCTAGCGATGCTGGTACAGCCATAGGAGCCGCTTTATTATTATATCATCAATTAACAAAAGATAAAACTGTTAGACCTCATACTGAAACTATATACGAAGGTTTTAAATATGAGTTGACACTCAATGAAATAGATAATATAGCTGAAAAATATGGAGCATCAGTAAGTGATGTTGATCATAAAAAAGTAGTTGAAACTATTAGAGACAGAAATATTGTTGCTTTATGGCAAGGGTGTTCTGAAAACGGACCAAGAGCTTTAGGTAATAGAAGTTTATTATTTGATCCAACAATTGAAGACGGCAAAGACCATGTAAACAAAGTAAAAAGAAGAGAATACTTTAGACCATTTGCTGGTACAATTATGTTAGAGCATGCAGAAGAGTGGTTTGATATGCGAGGATTAGAACAATCACCTCATATGATGTATGCTATGAATTGTAAAGAAGGTGTAGCAGAAAAGATACCTTCCATAATTCATGTTGACGGAACTTGTAGAATACAGACTGTAACTAAGGAACAAAATGAACATTATTATAATATTATAAAAGAGTTTTATGACCAATCTGGTGTTCCTATTATTTTCAACACAAGTTTTAATTTAGGTGGAGAACCATTAGTTGAAACATTAGATGATGCTGTCAGAACTTTATATAACAGTGAAATTGAATATCTTTATCTACCTGAATATGGAAAATTGGTAGAAATGAAGAACTAATGTTCATAGATCTTTATTCTATTCCAGTTTTTTCACAGCCTTTATCAACACACGCCGAAGTCAAAGAAGACTTTTCATCAGTTATTAATGATGATTCTAATTTTAACAAGTACCCTAGTTGGTATTGTAATGTTGATACTACATTTGGACTACCTGAGTCAAGTAAATTACCGTTCCATAATTTTATTAAAGGTGCTGTAAGCGGATTGAATAGTTATCTTGGCAAATTAGGAGTAGATTCTAATGTAGCATATGGAGTAGAATGTTGGCTCAATAGATACAGCAAGAATCAACATCAAGAATTACACAATCATGCTGGAGAGAGTGTTATAAGTTGTGCTTACATGCTAAAACTTCCGCCTGACAGTGGCAGATTTGTTTTTTATCGTAACACTTATGATTTTTTCCATAATAGTACATTACCTGGTTTGTCTTCAGAGCCTTTTAGATACAACAATAGAGTAACTCCACCATTACGTGAAGGAGATATTGTATTTTTTCCTAGTGTGCTAGAGCATTATGTTACAGTTAATGAAAGTGATAATATAAGAGCTACTATAAGTGCTAACTTCGTCATAAAAGAGAGAAATAATGAAGAAAAATCAGATTAACGAAGATGAAATTTTTGAAATAAACTCCGACTATTCAGTTCATGTACAAAAATTAGGAAATAAAGAAACTATTGTACTTACTGTTGACGATTTTTATAAACATCCTATGGCTGTACGACAACTTGCTTTAGATATACCAGCATCTTATAATAAAAGGATACGAGGAAACAATCCGGCATGGCGTATAAACGCATTTTATGTTCTAGATTCAATGTCTTGGATATTCGATCAGCTGTGTAGACAATATTATCACGATATAATGTCTCACTGGTCACCTAATATGATGATGGAAAGTTTTCAAAGGGCAACTTTTATGGTTAACGTAATGCAATCTGAAAATTTACCACCTGTTGCTCCGCATATGGACAATCCTAGTGGATTAAACTTTGCTAGTACCATTTATTTAAACACTGAAAACGAAAGTAATGGTGGAACTTCCTTTTATGAGTTTGCCGGAAACGAGTCTATTGACGATCCTGATCTATATAACTATTATGACAAGCAGAAAACTACTCCTATTACAAAATATATTACGGAATCAATAGGAGATTGGAAAATGACTGGTATGGTTCCTATGAAATTTAATAGGATGGTCTTATATCCACAAAACATGTTACATACTGCTTATGTCAAGCAAGGAATGTTTTATGATAATTTATATAGACTTAACCAACAGTTTTTTATTTAGGAGGTAATATGGAAGGCGACTTTAACGGAATAGAAGAATACAAGCACGTATTCCCATTAGACTATTGTAAAAAATTAATAGAAACATTTGAGCAACGAGCTGAAATGCAGTTGACTGAACACCAAACCGGCTTTAAGAATCAAGATGAAAGAATATTTATGGACCTAGCTAACCATAATAATATGTTTCATGTAGACGCAGACTTATGTAAATTCTTTTATCAAACTATAATGACTACATATGAAGAGAAATATAGATCAAAATACGATAGTCTTTCCGCGGTTGTACAACATTCTCCTAAAGGTATGAGCTTACAAAAGACTAGACCACACCAAGGTTACCATGCTTGGCATTGTGAGAACGCAGATTTATGTACTTCTTCAAGAGTAATGGCATATACTTTATACCTAAATGCCGTAGAAGAAGGTGGTGAGACAGAATTTTTATATCAAGGTGTAAAAATTAAACCAGAGCCTGGCAAGTTGGCATTTTTTCCAGCATATTATACACACCCACATAGGGGAAATCCTATATACAAAGGTGTAAAATACATAGTGTCCGGTTGGTATACTTTAGACGAATAGGAGTTACAATGAAATTATTAATAGCAATACTAGTTGTATTTACAGCAGTCGCAGTATTTACAGATACAAGAGCAAAAGCAGGAGAATGGAACGAAAAACCTGTGATGTGTGGAGAAGAAACAGAAGTTTTTGGACTTATGGGTTCAAAAGACGAACAATTATTAATGACAGGTGACCTATTAGCTAAAGTAAAAGATCCTGACGAAGCAAATGGTTTATCACCTGTACCTGCTATATTGCCTTTGGCTGTTTATGTAAACTTTGATACTGGTTCATTCACTATTGTAGAGCGTCATGGAGATCCTTATAATGTATATTGTATAATTGCTTTAGGACAAGGCATGAAACTTCCTAATTATGGAGGAACTGAGTGAAAATTTGCGTCGTAGGTGGTGGTACAGCTGGCTTTGTTGCCGCCCTTATACTTAAAAAAAGTTATCCAGATTATATTGTAGATGTAATCAGAAGCACAAAGATCGGCACCATAGGTGTTGGTGAAGGAAGTACTGAACATTGGTCAGCCTTTATGGATTTTTGTGGAATACCTGTTGGAGAACTTATAAAAGAAACAGATGCTACTTTTAAATCAGGTATTATGTTCCAAAATTGGAGCGATAAAGATTTTTTACAAAGTGTACATGATCCTTTTGTAGGTGAACACATGGGATTACCTCTTATGTACGCAAAATTAATAGCAGACAAGGTACCTCCTAAAGATCTTGTAGGCTCGTATACATGGAATAGCTATACACCATTTAACAAATACATGGAGGAAAGACCTAACGATACAGGAGTAAGTCAATATCATTTCA